GTCTCCGGTAATTCCGCCCAGTGTCGTTATATTCCCAAGATAGTCAATTTTGAAAAGTTCCTCGTCAGCACCACCACTTGCATCCGTACAAGCCATAAAATCAGCATTAGAATCGGCATCGTCCACATACTGTAATTTCAAAAGGTAGTTTGTAGTCGTACAATCAGCCAGTGTGCTTTCGATGGTAACTAACCCAACTCCACTACTTGCAGCAGCAATATCGGCTACGGTAGTAATTACCACGGAATCAGTATTGGCTGCTAAATCAATATCAATGGAATCGTCAACATTGAGTCCACCACTATGAACTGAGGCAGCCGTGAAGGTTACGGCTTCCGCAAAAGCGGAAAGACCGCTTGCCACATGAAGACCTTCGTTGTTCGCACTATTAATCAGCACCGCATACCCAACACCAGCACCGTCACCTGAGTCATCGTCAATGTTAATAGCAAATCCAGTCCCAGCAGGAGTTCCGGTATCATAGTTCATGTGCATCATCGAGCCAGTAGAAGCAATATTGCCCGTAGTATTAATGTCAATCAGTCCCGTTACAGCAGCACCCGTCCACGCACCTGTAATCATCAAGGCTTTTTGTGCTTCCTGATTGGTCATTAAAATATCAATGACCGGCCCTGTCCGGGCAACAGCCGCATCAATATCAATCGCCGCCAAATCACCGTCATGAGAAATTTGGAGACCTGTTGCTCCTTCCGTTCCATCATTTTCCACTAAAAGAGCAGGTTTCGTTGAACCAGTGTTGTCATCTTTAACGGTTAAAACCGCAGCAGTTCCAGCTCCAGCAAAATTTCTGGTAATGCTTGAAGCTACGTCCGTGGTTGGTGCGATTGAAAGATTGGTTTGCAGAGTAAGTAACCCGGAAATATTAGCCGTGCCGTTCACGTCCAGGTCGGTATCAACTACCAGTGTTCCGTCAATTTCGGCATCGTCAGCAACAAATAAGTCGCTTCCATTAAGACTAATAACCGAGACATTCGGCGTTCCGGCAGAAAGGTTTCCAACCGTTACAGCCAAACTATCGTCGGCAGTGGCACATTCCACATCGAGGTCGTCCGTGTCTTGGTCTTGAAAAATCTCTGCCTGCTCATTGTCCGAATCCTTGAAAATCATTTTTGGACTGTCAGTCGTGTCGTCGTCCAAAGTAACATCGGAATCAACAATGCCCGTAATTGTCAGGGTATCGGCAGCTCCATCGCCAATATCAACACCACCTCCGGTAAGTATTATTGCCCCGGTTGAACTGTTCCCAACTGAAACTGTTCCCGAACCAACAGCGTTCAAAGTTAAATTCCCCGTTGAGGGGGCAACCGCGCTTAATTGAAGCGTTCCGATGCTTGCCGTCCCCGAAACCGTAAGTGTACCGGATATGGTAGTATCAGGAGTAATCGTTACCGCACTCGCCCCACTCGCTCCAATCTGTACAATCTCGCTCGAATCCACACTAAGTGCTGAAACGTCAGTTCCAGTGGCATCGGCTTCAAAAAGGATACTCCCGGCATTGGGTAGTCTGATGGTCCCGGCATCCGCGGGGTCAGTTCCAATGGAGAGGTAGTAATTACCGAGAGTTAAATTTGCTCCGCTAATCTGGTCGGCACTCATTGAAGCACCAGTAATAGTTCCTGCTGTGGAAATATCCCAGTCGTTTGTACTAATGGCAAACGTCCCATCAGATACAAGTGCCATCACTCCATCTGCACCAGCATCAATATACATTCCACTGTCGTAGAACTCTAATTTATCCAGAGACTTAATATCAAAATCCCCGGCATCGCCATCGGCTGCAAGAGCAAGTCCCACGCAAGTTCCAGCAAGCATACTGGTTGCAGAACAACCATCACTTATAAAATAAGGGACATCACTCACTACATACATCTTCCAACCTTGACCAGTTGCCGGTTGTGATGGAGCGGTGCTTAATTCCGGCCCATAGATATAATCTTCTGGAGCCTGTTTAAATCCAATGTTGGAAAGTTTATCTTCCCAACTCGCAAATACTCCTGTCCCCACCAATAAAGCGGTCACAAGGAATATCAGTAATATCCAAAGTTTCTTCATTTATTTATCTCCTGTTTTTTTTGTTAAAAATTTACCGTAATTTCCTGTCCATTCTTTAGAACCTGTATGAATAAAATTAATATTCGGATATACCCAAAGTTCACCCCCGATTGTTCTCCACCTATCACAGAACCCAAAATCCTCACCTGTCCATTTCCCTTCCATGTCACAATGCCTGAAAAGGTCATAAAGAACATGGTCTTGTTTAGACTGTCGCCAGTGTTCCGTCCATTTAAGTTCCGGGTAAGCATTAATCATCTTTTCCAGTACCGAACGCTTCATTCTCATAAAGCCAGTTGGAAGACGTTTTGCCTTTAAAAGCAATCCGTCTTCGCTGACTATCGGTCTGTTGTTCCCATCGGTTTCAAGTCTTACGGGGTAATCATCATCAACCTCAATTTTATTCGGGTAAACACCGGCGACCAATTCTTCTGGTCTGTTGAGTATCTCCCAGAGTTTTTCCGGTGGAAAACCAACATCGTAATCAAGGAACATAAAATCGGTTCCGTCTTCATCGTTCATAAAGTTTTCAACCAGAAGGCTTCTGTTCTTTGAAATAATCGCTCCCATAGAACAAAACACGATGTCGTATTTTATTTTTTGGGCGATTAATAATTCCTGAGTCGCCATTAAACTAACGGCAAACGGAACTTTAATCGCCCCTCCATAGACAGGTATACCAAATACAACTTTCATTATGTTGCTATTAAACCCAGTTCTTGTAAGGCATCAAGAATGGCCGCTATCTGTGTTATGGCAGTACCCGCATCAGTGGCATCATCAATAGCATCCGGTTGGTTTACCGGGTCAGCACCATAAAAACTAACTAAATCTGCCGCATCTTGCCCCAATCGTGTTCCATCAGGGTTATAATCGCTTAATTCTCTAACGCTCATTGTTTTTACCTCCTAATTAAAAAAATGTTATCCACGTACTCTTGTCGCCCATTCTGGCCGAATCGTTTTGTAGCCAAAAAGTACGTCAAGTCTTGCGGGGAATTTATCATTAATAATGTCCGCACCTCTCCAGAATCTCATTGAAATTCCTTCGATAACGGCTCTTTCCATCCTCTGACCCGGTTCTTTGTGAAGGTCGGCACTAACAAATGTGAAAGCATCCCGATGATAAGCAAGGTTCTGAGGATAGACCGCAGAAACAGCACCGGACCCGCCAGCCGCAACGCTCACAACCGCTTTGCTTGCGCCTGCACTCACTACTTCAATGTTTTGCTTCGCCCCGGAAGTAACCGGAGTTGGGCTTACAGCAAGAACATCCGTGGCATCACACGTTTTATCGGCGGTAACTACAAACTGCTGAAGATGGGAATACCGCTGTTTTGTTTCACGATTGATTGCATATACGCCCTCAACCGTGATTATGTCGCCAGCCAGGAAAGCATCGGTTGTCTGAGTTTGACCCGTTGTCGTAAGGGTAGCCGTTCCGCTTGTAATACCAGTTGAGGTATTCATAACGTGGCTCGCATCAACACGGATTCCGTTTGTATGGTTAGGAACCATATTTGATTCCCACCATTTGAATCCGGCCGCGTACCCGATATAGCCCTCGGCAAACGCTCTTTCAATTTCACTTGCCTTATGAAAATAAGTAGCAAGAGGATTAACGCATCCAGCCATTGCCAGGGAATCCAATAGAACGTGCCTATCACTGTCAGGTGCGAGTCCTTGACTGAGCTTTACTCCTGCGTTCAGAATGGCTGCCAGACTTGCTGGGGTTGTAGCCGGAGTACCGGATAGGTTAAAAACATTCTTATACACGCCCGCGAGCACCGTGTATTCAACTATAGCCGCAAGTTTGACATTGCCGGGTCAAGAATTCTGGCATCAAAATCCTCAATTGACATCGTGTATTCAATGTCACTGATATTGATGTCAATGCCCTTCTGTGTAGCCACAGTAAGGGTCTGTGTATCTTCGGTAATGTTCTGAGTTGTCATTACCGCCCCATCTCGAACAGTAAATTCATTAGGGTTTTTAATTACCAATGACCCGCCATTTTTTGCTCCTTCCTTGGCAAATCTATTATCGTACTGGCGGTTAATTGTTTTTATGAACTTTAACTTGTTATGAAATGATGCCAACGCTTTTCTAACTATGTCGCCATCACTTAGTGTTATGAAAGTGTTACTCATTTTTTATTCTCCTATTTGGTGTTTTGTAATTTTTTTAACTTCTGTTGCTTGTCCCATTTAAACCATTCTTCGTCCGTCATTTTTGACGGGTCTTTTCCCACCACGTCATCACCCTTTACTGGGTTAAGAGGTAGTGGTGCACCAGAGATTATTTTTTTTGTTGCCAGAGAAAATTTTGAATCAAGTTTCCACAATTCTTTTTCCATTTGTTTTTGTGGAAGTCTGCTTATCCTGAAAAGTTCATTGGGATTTTTCGCAAGAAAATACCCTATTGACGGACCATTTTCTTGAGCGATTATTGCGTCCCGCATTTCAGGAGTAAAAATGTTCTGCGTAGTGGTTTCATCAAAATCATCATATTTTTCCCGCATCGTTTCGGCGTTTTGTTCATAATTTTCCCAATTCTCGGCTCTTTCCTGTTCCTGTTTTGTCTGTGATTCTACGGTTTGTCTTTGTCGAGACCTCCATATCTCCGAATCATCTTCATACTTAAAACGTGCATCCCGGTATTCCTTTGGGTCTATAAAATCACTTTCCACTGGAGGAACCGGACGGTCAGTCGGTATTGGTTTCTGTTCTTTAAGCTCTTTTATCTCGCGATCTTTTTCATATATTTTGGCAGTCATTTCGCCCATGCGATCCTTAAACCATTTAGGTGTCGTATCAACACCCTTCTTGGTAGGAGTTTTTCCTGAAACAATGTCATCTACACTGATTGTTTCGGCGGGTTCTTCTTCTGGCTTCTTTCCCGGTTCTACTACTACTTCCTCCTCTATGGGAGTGGGGTCTTCTACTACTTCCTCCTCTATGGGAGTTTCTACTAATTCTAACGTCATGGTGTCCCTCCTTGAGGTAATTGATTATCTCCCGGCATACCCGGTGTTTCTGTTAAAATTTCTCTACGCTTTTTTGCGTATTCTATTAACTGGCAGTTAGCACAAAGAGTTCTAAAACTTTCTGGATAATTATTTCTTTTGAGCCATAAATAAACTTTCATGCCACCACCACCAAGTTGTTTCCTGTGGTTGTTCCCATTACCATTAATGTGGTCTATCGTTAGGGAATAAGAATTATCAAAACCACATAAAACGCATTTCAATTCCCCATTTCCATAATGGGTTAAAACTTCTTTTTTTAATTTTGCAGTGTTCTCTCTGTTGCTTTGATTTTTTTTCTCGGTATATTTTGTGTAATATCTTTTGCTTTGTTCTCTGGTTTTCCCTGGGTTTTTTTCTCGCCACTCTAAATTGCGTGCATAAGCTTCTTTCTTGTGTTCATCACGATATTTTTTATTTTTAATTTTCAATTCTTCTTTATGTTCGGCGTTATATTTCCGCATATATGTTTTTCGTTCCTCTGAATTATTCCAATCCACTTTCGCCTCCAGTTGTTGCAGTTTGAGAAGGAGAACCTTGACCATCTTTTTGTCCCATAAGTTGTGGCATCCACTTTTCTAAACGTTTCTGTAGTTCTTCGGCTCCCGGAAAATCCTGGTATTTGAAAACTAAATCAAGAATAAGTGGTGCTATGTTCGGTGCGCCCTGCATAGTTTCAGCCATCATCTGCGCAGCTTCCTGCCGTCTGGTGGCAAACAACCTCACATCAGCAACAACGTCATATTTCCCAACCGATAAATCGTTGACAATCTTTTCCTCTCCCGTTGCTTCGTTACGTGTTGTCTGGTTTAAGGGAACTATTTCGTCTTTTCCGTCTTCTCCTAAAATCCTTTCCTGTCGTTCGGTGTCGTAAATCTTCGGGATAATATCAATGAGCTGTCTGGTGGTCTCTACAACTGCCCTTCTGAAATTGTCGTGGAAATGATATACACAAAAATCACTTCGGGCTGCTCTGAGGTTGATAGCTATTCCTGTTCTCTCGTTGCTCTTTTCACCACGGGTTGATTCAAACAAACCAATGGTATCCGGGATATTCTGGTCTGCTATTTGAAGTAGCTGCGCGGCTCCTGCTTGAATTTGGGGTGGGGGTTCTCTGCTGGGTTTTTTCTCATTTCCTATAGGGTTATAAAGCATATATGGATAAGTCTTTCGGTTGGCATCGTTCCACATCGGTTCGTGCCCTTTAATTTGCTGCGGGGTAACGATATAGGGAGATTTAGGTATTAGAGCTACGCTTTCGGTAATATGAGTAAGCCAATAGTTAAACACCCTCTGCGGGTCTTTCCCGTCACGGATAAGGCTTCTTTTATATTTCTTTCCCCCTATCTCGACTTCATCACCGACAACCTCGATGATGGGTATGTCTTTTCCGACCCATTCATTCTTTTCTAAAATTTCATGCGCGGTAATTTTCGCCCATTTAACCCTCTCGGCTTTTTTGGTTTTTTGCCTTATAGTTTGGATACCGTTAGCGGCCAATGTTTCCGGGGTAATTTCATCAGTTAGTTCTATAACTGCACTAACTCCCGTAGTGGGATTAATGCACTGAGCGATAGTCTTGTCGTATTGCTCCTTGTAAAAATATTCAGCGATAAAAACCTTGTCTTTCTCATACCAGAGAGAGTATTCGTCTCCGATACCGGCATCCCAATCCATTGCCGTCTTATCGGGATATTGTGTTTCAAATTCCGCTTTAGT